GAATGGCAGACACAGAATCGATTTTCTTAATATCAGATTGAATCTACTTTTTCAATGTGTTGAACTCTACCCTGATATCTTCAAGTTCTTCTGATATGAAATCTGGTATCTGAATAGATTCAAGCAATTCACGGACTTCAGAACGAGTATGTTTTGCAGAGGTAATGTCAGCATGCAATTGAACCAGTTCAGCATTTAGAATAACCAATTGATCATCACTCTTGGAACTCAATGTTTCTATCAGTCTTTTCTGTGCAATCTATTCCTTCTTAGCAGATTCAAGTTTGCCATCAATGATTAATGTTTCTTCTTTGTTGACCTGAATCTTTTCTTTCAACAGTCTGAGCATTGTACTGAACACATTAATGTCAAGAAGATCTTCAATCACATTTCTTCTGTGCCCTGCAGCCAATTGCATAAATGGTGTGAATACAGCAGAACCAAGAACAAGAATCTGCACAAAAGTCTTGTGGTTTATCTTTAGAACCTGTTGCTCAAGATACTACTGATAATCCTTTGTAGCTGCTTCCTGTTTTACCAGTTCGGAATTTTTGTATACTTCAAACTTCCCGGGTTTCATCCCTCTCTTGATCTGGTAAGAGTCCTTGCCGATCTAGAAATCTAGTTCAACCTGGCAATCCTTCTGGTTAATAGAGTTGATCAACTGTGGAATATTGATCTTACGGAATGGCTTACCGAATAGTGCATACTAAAGTGCATCAGTAACCATAGTTGATTTACCTGCACCATTCGCACCGGCTACAAGTACCTTGCCCTGTCTGAGATTCAATTCAGTCCATGCATTGCCGTAACTGAGGAAGTTTTTAATTCTGATTTTCTCGAATAAAATAATTTTGATCACCTCTTCAAAGTTCATAAAATATAAATAAGTGGTACTCGCGGGCTCCTACACCCCAGTACCTTTAGTCAACCCACTTTAAAGGTTTATATGACCAACAAAACTATTTATTACGTCTATGCATATCTTCGCAATGAAGATTAGGAAACAGCCAAAGCTGGAACGCCTTATTACATCGGTAAGGGTAAAGGCAGAAGAATTATAGGCAAGCATGGAAAAATACCAATACCGAAAGATTTATCTCTAATAGTTTTTCTAGAAACTAACTTGACTGAGTTAGGTGCATTTGCTTTAGAAAGAAGAATGATTAGATGGTATGGCAGAAAAGATCTAAACAACGGTATCTTGTTAAACCGGACTGATGGCGGTACTTCTATTGTATACACAGAAGAAATGAAAGCAAAAAGAAAAGCAATTCTTGAATCAATGACCATCGAAGAAAAGCAAGACATAATAAGAAAAAGAAACGACACAATAGAAAAACGAATGAAGAAAAAATACGAAAAAATTGGTGTGACAAATAAAGAAGAATACGAAGAATGGTGGAAAGAAAATCACCAGCTCAAATTAAAATTAGCAAAATATGAAAAGCTAAAAGAAACAAACCCGCTCATGTCATATGAAGAATTTGAAAATTTTCTAAAAGAAGAAAAAAAGAAAAATTATAAAATTGGTGCTAGAAAAAACGGAGAACTCAAGAAAAAGAATCGACTAGAAAGAATCAAGGAAATGGGGATGACAGAGAAGGAATATTCAAAGTGGCAAAGAACTCAAAAAGCTATCAAAAATGCTGAAAAACTAAATATGTCCCTCGAAGAATACCGCGAGCATCTAAAACAGATGTACAAAAATGCTCGCGGTCCGCTAAAATCGAAACAGCCTGGTTATATCAGACCAAAAAGAACAAAGGAGTAGTATCTTTTAGCATGGGAATTAAGAAGAAAGAACTGAGGAAGTTTTTGATTCTTATACGTTCGAATGAAATCATATAGTTTACAGTGTGTCGTTAGTTGTCAATGCTTCAAAATAGAGTGCCTGCATATACTTATTCAAGTCTTCTTTTGATACTGAGGTGTCTATCTGATCGATGTAAGATTTAACCAAAGTTGGTGTATCTTCGATTTGAATTGAGTCATCCAATTCGCCATCTAAAGAAACGATATCATTCTCAATAGTAGTTAATTCATATGGTGTTACCAATCGGATTGAATCTAGCCACCTTTCATAAAGAACTGCATCTTTCTTTTCACCGACAATGATTTTCACAATCTTGCCAGAAAGTTTTGATATATCCACTTTACTACCATTGTTGTAGTGAATCTTCTCAAACATCGTCAACGGATTTCTAACAAATTCGTAAGTATTTTTTACTGTGTCATAGACAAAGAAACCTTTTGGATCTGCATAATCTGCCCAAGTAATCTCGTATGGAATTCCAGTGTAAACGATATTACCTTTTTCACTTCGTGTGTGATAATGCCCAGAGAAAACAAGATTATATCCATCGAAGATTGAACCAGACATACCACCATGAGATTCAACACCTTTGTACATTGGGAAGTTTGCCAATTCAAGATGTCCAAGCAAAATGGAACCGCGGTCTTTTCTTTTTACGAACTCTTTAATTTGTTCTTCGTTCTCATCACAGATCCAAGGGACAATATCAATCTTTGTCCCACCTAATTCGATCTGAGTCGGCTTATTCACAACAGTGATATGTTTGTATTCACCAAGCAGCAATTCTGGACTATTGATTTCCAGAGTATGCTTGTATGCAATATCATGGTTACCAACTAGAACATGCATTGAAATCCCACGATCTCCCATTTCCTTGAACCAGATATCTCTACATTTGTGAAATGCTTTGTATGTTAGATTAGTTCTGTTATCCATACAATCTCCAAGCTGGAGAATATGTTTTATCTTATTCTTTTCACAATACGGATAAAGAACTTCAGAAAAGAATCTATTAAAGTATTCAGAGAAATGATTTGATCCACCACGGGCTCCAAGATGCAAATCACCAAGTATGATCACGCGCATTCTTCATCTCCAAACAGAGTATCAAGACCTGATTTCTTTGCTTCAAACTTCTTTCTTTTGTTCTGTTCTTTTGATTCGTATGGGGTGGAATCAGTGCCGAGTGATCTCATGTATTCTGTGTATGACATTTGGAATTCTTCATCTTCAGATCCCATATCAAATGTGTCAAAGTCTCCCTTGAAGAACAAATCACGTTTTGTCTGTTCCTTCTTCTTTTCATCTTTGATCGAACCGAGAAAAGAAAACCAAACGCATTGTGTGAAATATGCAAATGCACTTGTGCCACGGGATGCATCGAAGCAGTCGATATTCTTCAGACAAGTGAACACAGCATCGCTGATCATATCATCCAAGTAACTATAATTCCGGAAGTTATGCTTCGATCCAAGTCCCTTAGCGATCTTCATGAAACATGCGGCAATGTAATTCTAAACTTGTGGTTTCTCTTTGCCATTAGCTAGTGCTTCATCTCGTTCTGTTGCGTAAGCTAAGAGTGCTTCTTTGAAGTCTGCATTATTAACGTAATGCTCTGGGTTCTTTGGGTCAACCGGAGGTTTGATCTTTATGGGTGTTGCGTCGTAGTATTTCGCCATGGTGTTCTCCTGAATAGGAAGTTGTGTGATTTCACTGACCATTATATCATAAGCTAAAATGAAGAAACCCCTCTTAGCAGTGGAGAAAAACTTTTTGCTAAGAGGGGTTTACACGGGTTCCAGTCCATATACAATGGACATATTAAAAGATAATCCTTAGTTGCTCCCGCCGTTCGTTGGTAATGGAACTATCTTCAGTCTGTGAAGATAGAAGAATCAGACATGAATTTGCTGACATCAATCTTGTGTACTGTATAGTCAAACTGCTCCTTGTCGTAAATTTCAATCCTGTGAAACATATGACGCAGTGTTGTGTTAGTGTATGACTTGAAACTGAGATCATCTGCTACATCAAAAAGAGTACATTTGTTCTTTCCTGCTCTGAGTCTGAGTCCTCTACCGATCTACTGCCTGACTCGAATAGTAGATTTTGTCGGCATAGCAAAAATCACATTCTCAATAGATGGGATATTAGTCCCTGTACTGAAAATAGCAGAAGAGGCAATGATAATACAGTTTTCATCTGTCTCTGCAACTTTTCTAACTTCTTCTCTGTCCTCAATATCAACACCACCGTGAATGAATCTTACAGTTCTACCCGGGCAAATTTCTCGGATAAACTTGTCAAGAACAGCACCGTGTTTCTCAATATATGTATACAGAACTAAAGTAACACCTTTAGTATTTTTGGCAAGATCTGCGATAAATCTATTTCTAGGTTCATATGTCACCAGGTAATTGATCTCTGCTTTATAATCCATACCAATTAACTGTTGTTTCAATACATCTGGATACTGAATCTTGCATACTTTGATATCAAGATTAACGACTGATTTCTGATCCATCAACTCGCGAGTTGTAATAACCTGATATGGTTCAGACATGAGACCAATCAATTGCAACTTGTTTATCTTCGAGTCATCAAGAGTACCGGTAGTTCCAGTTCTCCATTTTGCTCTATAAAACTTATTAGCAGTTGCTAGAGTCACATCTGATTTAAATGTGTGTGCTTCATCGAGCGCCAATACATCAGTAGAATCACAGATATGTTTGAATTTGTCTGGGTGATGCTTACTCATTGCGGCAAGTGATTGCCAAGTTGAAATCATTAATTGCTTAGTGAATAACTTCTCTTTTCCAGAGTAAAGCAATTGAGTATATTCATCAACATCCCAGCCATTTGTCTCACTGTAATCTTTAAAGTCAGAATACATTTGTTCAACTAATTGAGTAGTTGGTACAACAAGGACAACATTGTGACCGAGTACATCGATATGATATCTCAATTTGTAATATAGAATCAATGATTTACCAGAACTAGTTGGGCTAATTAACAGATTTCTGTAGTATCTTAGAGATTGGAGAATAGCTTGTGTCTGATAATCTCTAACAGCAATTGATTTACCTTTTGTAGTAACATCAATAGAATCTATCCAATCGGTTATTTCTTGTTCATTGAAATTTGTTTTTGGATTCAAATCTGGATCGATGCTGAATGTATAGTCTCTATCCTTACAGAATTTAATTGCAATTTTAAGTAGACCTTTTGGTAATTTTTTATAACGAGTATCGAAGATTCTAATTTTCCCATCCCATTGCCCACTACGAAATTTCGGAGTAAATTTATAGCCTTCAACGAAGAACGAGAAATACTCAGACATTTCTTGATCGATACCAAAATCAGAACATCTGATGATGATATTCTATTCATCCTTTGAGATAAATTCTACATCTACACTCATTATGCACCTGCCCTGAACTGTTGCCACGTTACGATATTCTTGATTGTAAATGATCTTGATCTAATTTCACTGAGTACACTCTCAAGAAAGTATATTACCGTTTTGACATATTGCTCGCGCGTGGACATTTTCTGATAATCCGGATCTGCATCAATTAATGCATCAACCTCGGACTTCAGTGTCTTGTACTGCCATTGGTCCCAGCCTGCTTCTTTGAGTTCTTCTCGCGTCATTTCTCCACGGTAGTACTTAGTCCTTTTGACTCTGTACTCTATGATCTCATTCTGGAGTTTAGTCATGCGAAGTTTGTACTGGATCAATTCATCCAAGTATTTCGCATGTAGATTTGGGCTTTTTGCTGATGCAGTGCCCAGATCATTTTGGTCAATTTCACAATCAGACTGCCAAGCAGCCCGAAGCTCATCTAAAGTCATAATATATCCTCAAACTGTTTGTATATCCTTATTTATGTAGTAATAAGAATAAGCAAAAGTCGCTGATGCCATAGCTACAGGATTGTCTGTATTACTAGAATCAAATCTCATACCAGACAAACTTACCGGGAACAAGTCCACGAATGTGAAAACCTGTTTAGGATTGTTCTAAGAATCAAGAATGATCAGCGAACCATCTGAATAACCTTTCATCAGTTCATTTGGTGAATTTTGATTCACCTTAGCATTCATGTAAGACAGATATAGTTCGTGACCCTCTGGATAACCGAGACCTACCATCCAGAAATAAATCGCATTCCAGTTCTTCATTTCTTCATCGATCTGAAACTCTATAGTCAGATCCGCATAATCCATTGTTTCACCTGGTATCTTGATATCATGCACAGTTGATGATTGCGTCTAGATACCAAGCGACATTTGTGGCACTTCAGTGGTAGAGATAAAGTATGTAAGTTCTGGTAGTTTCTGAATAGTAAATTGGTAACTCTACAGACGTAACGGGTTTATGTTCCCCGGACTTGGGCAAGTTAAAGTAGGCATTATTTGTTCCAATCTTCTATAATAGTTGTAGATTCAAATCCCTTGAATTCTAACATTTTACCTTTGACCTTCTAGTTTAGCCAATCTACCCAATAATCCGCTTCTTCTTGCTTAACATCATAAAACAATGTTAAATGCGGACTGAATTCTGGATATGAGTGTTCGATATCTCCAAACTAAACCAGCGCAGTGTTTATTCTTTTCAGTTGTGGTGACTTCAATTTCAATACTATGCAGGCTTTATCTTCTTCTTTACCAAATGAGTCTGCCCCTGTAATCTCTGCAACACCATAATCCTTGAATGTCTGATTTAATGTTTTCAGAAGTTTCTTAGCATCAACTGACTATTCTTTTGAGTAAACCAAAGTGATATGCGGGTCTTTTGATTTACTTCCCGTAGCGATATCCATCTGATCTACGAAATCTGGAAACTGAGTTTTTGTCTAGACATAATTGCCAGATTTCGTGTCAACTGCTTCAAGAAGATATTGTTTGAATGATACGTAGTTCATAATTTTGCTTTTGTCCATCCTGATGTATTATCTATCTTCTTCAATTCTAATTGAGGCATAGAACCGAACTATCTAATTTGGGCTTTATATGGATTTCCATCTGCCTCAACATCGAAGATAACATCGATATCCCCTGTCAGTTTCAATCTCATTCTCAAGATTTTTACTTCAGGAACTCCTTTGACCTCAGTTATCTTTCTATCTGATCCATAGCATTTCATATGAGCACATGAAAGAGGATTCTTCTACATTGCAACCGCAACAAGATAAGTTATGGAATCATCAAGATCTTCTCCATCTTTGTGATCAGATATCCATTTCATTATGATCGGAATGCTTTTTTCAAAACTTTCCTATTTGATATCTATTTTGTCTAGTTGTTTTAATAATGAATCACCATCCTACTATCTAGTAATCACATCAAAACCAAATCGCATCTTCATTATTTTAGATGCAAGATCAGATAACAGTTTCTTGCCTGATGGAGCAAGAGAGTTTTTATTTCTGATTCCAGAAATGACAGCTCCAGGTTTTATATGTGACTTAATTTTACTGATATTGTTAAGAGCAGCTTTACCATGATTTGCTTCGATATACTATTTCTTGAGAGAAACACCTATAACTCTATCATGTTTACCAATAAATTCATTCAGTTCTGCCAGATATTGGAATTTCTGTAATTCCTACATCTAAAATGATTTGTCTAGAAGATAAACATCCTATGGATTCCATTTGTCTGGTGATATTTTACTAAGAGTTTTTCCAATAGCTCTTATTCCATTGAATTCAGGTGTGTTTTGATGGAAAGATCTTTTCTTTAAATTTGCTTTACCGAAATGATTCAATATAGTCTGAGCAGAATAAAAACATGTTATGTTCCAATCATCGTCAGATTGTAGCCATTTGCACAAATGATTGACTTCACTATCAGTCAATTTTGCATTCTTCGGTTTATACTTAGTAAGTAACTATGAAAAAGCATTCTCATACTCTCCAAATTCTTCTTTCTAATTAACTAGAATGTCAAGCCAAAGAATAACACCTTGCTCCTATTCATCTGTTACAGCAATTTTTCTCCCACCTGACTTCCCAGAGAAAGGAGATTTGTCTATCTTTGTAAATTCTTTGAATTCTTGTTTGATCAGTGATGCCGGAGACTGATTTGCATTTAACAGTCTCCGGATATCTGTGAAAATTTGAGCAGATTTGTCAAAAATTTTCTCCGAAGCTCCAACCTTAACTGGTTCTCCAGCTTCGATCTTGTCTAGCAGTGATCTGATGTAAACAAAGTTATGTTTGTCTATATCTGCGTGTGAGAAATTAGCCATATTGAAGTAATGAATAGTTTCTATTATTTATGAGTGTTTACTTCACGAGACAGTCAAATTATTATATACTTATAAAACATAGGAGCGTCCAAATGTGGTTTCATCAGATAATAGAAGCATTAGAAGTAAACGGAAAGATACCTAGCAAGAGATGCAATTACAAATTTCTTCGCACAAAATTTGAAGGAACATCACATATTCTATCTATTCTGGATATTTATGAACAAGATGGTTATTCTATAAGAGAATTATTCACACTAGCCAAAATGCAATTGGAGTCACCTGGAATCTGTACTGTGTGCAAGACAAATAAAAGAATGTTCATCTTTGGTGACAAAGGTATTTCTGATTATTGTTCTAAGAAATGTTCATCCAATGATGTTGAAAGAATCCGTCTTGCTGTAAAAACTCGCGATTCAGATCCAGAAATCCTTGAAAAAAGAAAACAAGCTAGAAAAGAAACAATGCTTAAGAAATATGGTGTTGAATATAACTCACAAAGAGAAGATATAAAGCATCTATGGACTAAATCTAAATTGTCTAAAAGAATTGAAACCCTCATCTCAGATAGAGATTGGCTATACAATCAGTACATCACATTAGACAAGACATACATGAATATATCATCAGAGTTTGATATTGACAAAGGAACTATAGCAAAATATATTGCATTACATGAAATACCAGTAAAAGTAGGCTATTCCATTTCTTCTGGCCAGAAACAAGTGGCAGAATTTGTTGAATCACTTGGATTTACTGTTCAACATAATGCCAAAATTTTCAATACAGATAAAAGAGAGATAGACATATTTGTGCCAGAAAAGAATTTTGGTATAGAATATGATGGTCTATATTTTCATGGATCAGACAGAAAACTCTCATCTATCGAAAAGAAAATACATCAAAAGAAAGTGATTGATGCAGAAAAAACTGGTAATCTTGTAATAAGAATTACAGAAGAAGAATGGAAAGAATCACCAGATTTAGTTAAATCTATTATTCATTCTAAGTTAGGTATCACAGAAAAGATATATGCTAGAAAATGTGAACTTAGAATAGTTGATTCTAAAATAACAAAGCAATTCTTGGAGACAACACATTTAAGTGGATATGCAGTGTCTAAAGTTAATCTCGGTCTATATTATGAAAATCAATTGGTTGCAGTTTGTACTTTTGGCAAACCAAGATTTGAAAAGAACTATGAGTGGGAAATTATTAGATTTGCATCGAGATTGAATACTACTGTTGTTGGTGGGTTCCAGAAGATTTTAAATTATTTCAGATCGAACTATGGTGGTTCTATTGTGACATATGCGGATAGAAGAATTTCAAACGGAAATGTATATACAAAATCAGGATTTACATTCTTGAAACTAACCGAACCTGGTTATGTTTGGACAAACGGATCAAGAACGTATTCCAGATACAAAACACAAAAATCAAAATTATCGGCACTTTTAAAGAATTTTGATCAAAACTTAACAGAAGAACAAAATATGTTTAATAATAAGTTCAAGATATACTATGATTGCGGCAATTTGAAGTATGTGTTAATGTAAGAAGAAATAAAAAAGGGACCCATGGGTCCCTTTGAGTATAAGATGGAAATTAATCCATCAACTAACTTCTTAAAGGAGGTTAGTAACCTTAATTTTGCGGTAATAGATGTTGCTATCAGCACTATTGGTAGTGAATGGGTTAGCAACCAAACCGTAACGCGTTCTAAACGCGATTTTTGGTTGGAAGGTTTGTGGATCAGTTGCACGATACATCTGAAGTGGAACGTATGGGCAGTAGAACATACCAGCATCAAAGCGGTTAGCACCTTTGTAACCAACCAACAGGAACTGCTCAGCAGTACCGTTAGCAACAAATGGATCCACATACACTTTGTAACGACCGTTCAGAACACCGGCGAAAGTGCTGTTAGCTTCGTCAACATTCAAGTCAGTCTTCAGTGCAGGAGCGTAGTCCAGAACACCAGCCATTGCCAGAGCGGACGCAACGTCAGCAGAAGCGATGATGATGTTACCCTTGCCGCGACGTGTCTCTTGATAGATACGGTTAGCTTCGCGTTCGATTTGGAACATCAGACCCTTGAACTTCTCAACAGACCAACGGCCGTTAGAGTCAACATCAAGGTCGAAAGTACCGGCAGTAGCAGTACCAACTTGAGCACCAACCTTAGCGGAGGTGTACACGGTACGCATGATTTCACGGTTCAGTTCGTGGGTGATTTCTTGAGACAGGATGTTGCTCAGTTCGGCTTCTGCATCCAGACCGTGCACAGACTTCAGATCTTGTGCCAGTTCAACAGTGTACTCAGCCTTCAGAGCGCGGGTTTGTGCCACGACGGAAGTCTTTTCGATGCTGAATGCCATCTGGTTGAAAGTACCACCAGGTGTACCGTTGGTAGAACCAAGGGTTTCGCCTTCAGCGGTAGTCATACCGGTACCAGAAGTGTAAGTACCATTCACTGGGTTAGAACCAGCGTGTGTGCCCTTACCAGAGAAGTCAGAGTCTGCTTCGTTGAACAGAGCTTCTGGGCCACCTTGCGAACCGTACTTGCTCTTCATAGCGAAGATCAGGCCGGTAGGCTGGGACATAGGCTGAACACCGCAGATGTCATACGCGATCATTGCAGGAGCAGCACGGCGAACCAAGCTGATCAGCACTGGATCATACTTAGCAACACCACCGGAATCAGGCATAGCGCCAGCAGCGTTGGTGTGTGCATCTTCGTTCAGAGCGGAAGTAGCACGTGACATTTCACGTTCTTGGTTCTCCAGCAGAACAGCGGTATCGGCGCGAACTTGAGCGCTCTTGATTGCTGGCATGTCGGCGTGTTCCAGAATAGGGGCCCACTTTTTAACCAATTGTTGGACATTTTGTTCCATTTTATTTTCCTTTAGAGTTAATGGATTAGTAAGAATTACGGGAAAGGCGAGCGGCCAGGGCTACGATTGAAGGATCAACTCCTTCTGTCAGTGCACGTTTTGGCATCTCTACTTCTTCTACCAGAGGTTCATCAGTAGTCACATTGGACACTGACTCTACCAATTGCTTGGAGTCATCGGTTTGCGAGAAGAATTGTTCGCGGATTACGGACAATTTCTTACCGAAAACTTCTTCATTGTCATATGCAAGTTCTTCAGCTAGTTCTACGAATCGCTCCATCTCTACTTCGGAAAGGCCATCGGCTGCTTCCATGATTTGATTTTGCTTAGCGATTCCTTTTAGGGTTTGCTTCAGTTCTACATTTTCTGCGAGAACAGAGTCAACCTTAGATTCTAATTCTTCAATTTCGGCTGCTTGGGATTCTAGAACTTCGATCTTGTCTTCTGGGACATTGATCATGTGCTCTTCGAATAGACCCTTCATACC